CTCCTGCCCCGGCAACCACGAGCACTACGCCAACCTCACTTCGGGACGCGATATCGAAGAGACGGAGGCCCGCTTCCGAGAGGAGTTCCCCGGCTATCTCGACCAGAAGGATGGGTTTCCGCCGGTCGTACTCCGCACGGGCTGGTACACGGTCTCGGACGAGTTCCTGTGGAAAGGCTATATGAACGACTCCCGCCGTATGGTAGTCGGTGCAGACGAGATGAACCTACGGGCTAAGCGAGATGCTGACGCCATTCGGGACTATCTGCAGTACTGGAAGGATGTTCAGATCAAGGGCATCGTCGTGACCCACATGGCCCCCTGCGAAGAGACGCTCGACCCCAGATATGTCGGCGAGCCCTCCAACGAGTGGTACTGGAACCCGTTCCTGCGGGAGCTGCTGGTCGAATACAGCGATCAAATCCTTGTGTGGTGCCATGGACACACCCACGCAGCGGCTGACAAGATCGTAGAAGGGGTGCGAGTTGTTTGCAACCCACGAGGCTACCCGGGCGAGAATCTCGGCTGGAAGCCACTGACAGTGGAGATTTGGAATGGCTGAGATATTCGCTCTGATAGGCATGGCGTTCTTTGGCGGACTTATGGGCATGGGCGTCCTGATCTACGCCGCCTATCGCATCTTTAGAAAGGTTTGGGATTGAGCAAGCCGGTAACTACGACATCGACACTAGAGATAACGGAAGTGTCTAATGAAAAATCATATGGAAGATTCGCCATGACTAAGACTTGGGTCTATTCGGACCCCCACTTCTACCACAGAAACATCTGCAATTTCACCAATGATGACGGCAGTCCCCTGCGCCCTTGGGACGACGCCAACGTTATGACAGAGGAAATGATCGAATGGTACAACGAGCTAGTCGCGGACGCCGACCGGGTGTATATATTGGGCGATGTAGCTTTCTCGGCCAACAATATGAAGTCCACAGTTGGGCGCCTAAAGGGCCGGAAGGTCCTAGTCCCGGGCAACCACGAGCCGCCGAAGATGCGGAAGTACTTCGATCTGTTCGATGATGTCCGTGGCTACGTCGTGAAGAAGGGTTTCATTATGTCGCATATCCCCCTTCACCCGGGCTCACTGTCTCGGTGGAAGCTCAACATCCACGGGCACACCCACGCCAATAGTGTCACAATTGAAGGCACTAGGGGGGAAATCGACCCCCGCTACTACTGCGCCTGTGTCGAGCGTACAAACTTCCGCCCCATCGAGCTACAACAAATTCTCGATGAGCGTCGTTTTATTCTTGACAGTTGACGCCAATCGTGGTATAATACTATATAGGGTGAAAGAAACGTCCCTATTCTAGAAAAGGAATAATAGAAAATATGGCTAATAAAGATGCAACTACTCACGTAATTCGTGGTACTCTCCATTGGGCAAAGGTGCTGGGCGATCCCCGGTTGAACACCTACTCCAAGGAGAAGGAATGGTCGGTAGACCTTACCCCCGACGCCAAGGGGATGGAAGAGATTGCACGTATCGGTATCAAGGACAAGCTCCGCGAACCGGGCGATAACGACAGCCGTACCGAGGACTTCCTGAGCTTCCGCCATCGCGAGAGCCGTGAAGACCGCAAGACGGGTGAACGCAAGAAGAATGAGCCGATCAAGGTTGTCGATATCACGGGCGCTCCGTGGCCACAGAACAAGCTGATTGGTAACGGCACTATCGCCGACGTCAAGTTCCGTGTTGTCGACTACGGCAAGGCTTATGCGAAGGGCGTCTACATTGCCGCTATCCGTATCCTCGATCACGTCGAGTATGCTACGGAAGAGTTCGCCCCGCTTGACCCGAACGACGACTTCTCAGGCAAGGCCTCTACTAGCAAGGACAAGGCGCCAAAGGAAGACGTTGATACCTCGGGCCCGGACACGGACGAAGACCTCGACGACGACGTTCCGTTCTAAGATTAAGAGTTAGTCGGTGAGCGCGTGGGCGTAGAGCGAACTCCAAATCCGCATTCTAGCCGGTTCGACTCCGGCCACCGGCGCCATTTTAGAGAGAATAACATGGAACCGATCCTACCTGCAATGTCGGAAGACTCCCTTCTCGACGCAATTGATAACCAAAACAAGGAAAATAGCTGCGATGACAGCGAGTAAGACTATGCTCCTCGGTGACAAGATCGTAACGATTGTCGCCCGTAATCGCTCGAAGGTTCTGTTTGAACTCGACGGCGACCGATATGTATCCTTCATTTCGCGGTTGAAGCCGCTAGAAAGCGAATAACTATGTTCAAGACTATTACCAACTTCTTCTCGGGCCTGTATCTCTGGGCCACCTACATTGTCAAGGGTGACGACTCGATCCTCGACGACTTCCTTGCTGGCGAACCGGAAAGCCTTTCTGTCGGCGCTACCATTGAACGTGTCGCCAACCATTGGGGCCTGTTCATTGACGGTGTGCTGACCGAAGAGTACAGCCGTAAGGCAGACGCAGTCCGTGGCTCGAAGCGTCGCGGTTACGAATTCCCGAGCGTCCTTGACTAAGACCCTCGACACCCTCGTAAGGGACGTGTACGCCGTACTAGATGGCGATAACCACCACGTTCCCGACGAGGCCAACATTGAACGCGCCGGGGAGCTTTTTAAGGAAGTTCTCCGGACACGCTTCGCCCAACGCGAAGAGAAACTCGGAGAGGCCGTCCTGCGCTTCTCTTCCCTCGGAAAGAAGGAACGCCAACTCTGGTACGCCAGTCGTGGCACTCCTCGCGAGAAGATACCCCCCAAGACCTACCTCAAGTTCCTTTACGGCGACCTGATCGAAGTCCTACTGCTGTTCCTTGCCCGAGAGGCCGGACACGAAGTGACTCACGAGCAGCACCAAGTAGAGGTTGACGGGGTCAAGGGCTCGATGGATGCGATCATTGACGGTGTCACTGTCGATGTCAAGTCCGCTTCGTCCTTCTCATTCCAGAAGTTCAAGAGCGGGGAATTTCAATTTGATGATCCGTTCGGTTACGTTTCTCAGCTCTCCGGCTACGAACATGCCGTTGCTGAGGAACAAGGTCGTCCAGTCGCTCCTGCCGCTTTCTTCGTCAATGACAAAGTACACGGTGACATCACGCTGGCGTACTTGGATGAACGCATTGTGGAGGGCAACCCCCCCGGACCCCGTATTGATCGTCTACGTGATGTTATTCGAGCAGACGAACCCCCGGCGCGCTGCTATGAAGCCGTGCCCGAGGGCAAGAGCGGCAATCTTAAACTGGGGGTTGGGTGCAGCTACTGCGACTTCAAGGAAACCTGTTGGGCCGACTCCAATGGCGGACGGGGACTCCGGAAGTTCCTCTACAGCCGTGGGCCGGTCTGGTTGACGGAGGTCGTGAAAGAGCCCAAAGTAGATGAGACTTTCTGATGAGCCTTTGGAAACACGTTGTCGAGTGCAAAGACTTTGCTGACGGCTGGATCAAAACCATGGAAACAGGTCACTTAGACTTTGCTACCGAAGAGGCGCAGATGTGGCAAGAGGGCGGACACGCTACTCGCATCACCACAACAGGCGTTCTCAGTAAAATGGATGCGACGCTTTACTTCGCTGGCCCCTTCCCGAGGGACGAAGACGAACTACGGCGTGGAACTTTCCCGAAGTCGCATCGGGCAGAGGGAAAGAACTTTGTCGACTAAGAAACCTTCTCAAGAATACGCATTCCGATCTAAATTCGAGGCTAGGGTCTACTCCATCATTCCTGACGGGCTTCGAGACAAAGTAGAGTATGAGCCAAAGGACGCCGTCGTTTCCTACGTCCTTACGCCAAAGTACAATCCGGATTTCCGTCTCCCAAACGGCATCCTTATCGAGACGAAGGGCAAGCTAACTCCCGATGATCGACGCAAGATGATCGCGGTGAAGACACAGCATCCCGAGCTCGACATACGGTTCGTATTCATGCGAGCCCGCAATCCCCTCACCAAAGGCTCCCCCACCACCTACGCCCTATGGGCAGAGAAGAATGGGTTCGAGTGGGCTGAGGGACAAATCCCAGAAAGTTGGTTCCATGAGTAAAGAACAAATCCCCGATCAGAGGGTCCTACTCCTCGACATTGAAACTAAACCTGCACAGGCCTATGTATGGCGAGCCTACGGCGAACAGAACATTGGCGTCGAGCAGATCATCGACTCCGGCGGCATCATCTGTGTCGGCGCCAAGTGGCTAGGCGAAAAGGAAACGTACCTGTTCTCTGACTGGGAACACGGCCACGTCGACATGCTCGCAGCTATCCACGAAATGCTCTCCTACGCTGACGCCGTCATCACCTACAACGGGGACAGGTTCGACCTTCCCAAGCTGCAAGGTGAGTTCCTGATGGCCGGCCTCGGCCCAACGCCACCGTGTACCAGCATCGACGTGATCAAGGCCGTCCGTAAGTTCGGCTTCTTCATGAACAAGCTGGCCTTCATTGGTCCGCTCCTCGCTCAAGGCAGCAAGGTTGAGACTGGCGGCTTCAAGCTGTGGACGGACGTCATGGAAGGCGATCCCAAGGCACAGGCACGAATGGCTAAGTATTGCAAGCAAGACGTTGTTCTGCTTGAGAAACTTTACCTAAAGGTGCGTCCGTTCATTCGCAATCACCCGCACTTGGGTAGCGTTGGCGGGCAACAGTGTGGCGCTTGTGGCAGTACTCACCTGCAGAAGCGCGGTCCTCGCCGTACTAAGATGTATAAAATTCAACGGCTACAGTGCCAGACTTGCGGCAGCTGGAGCGACGGCGTAAGAAAGAAAATCTAATGTTGGATCGGGAAACTAAGAACCGCATCATCGACTACTTCGACCCTTGGGACCTCGTTGAGTTCCTTGGGGTCAAGGTAGAGGACGTCATCGAGGCCTTCGAGATTGAAATCGAAGAGGCTCTTGACGAGGTAGAGGAGTTGATGGGTATGAACACGGACGAGCAAGATATTGGCGGGTAAGGTTCTTTACCTCGTCGGTAGCCTTCGCAACCAGCGTATTCCGGAGCTGGCAGCATCCATTAGGCGTAGTCTTCCCGATGTGGAAGTCTTTGACGATTGGTTTGCTGCTGGCCCGGAAGCCGACGATCATTGGAAAACATATGAGCAAGGACGTGGACGAACCTACACCGAAGCCCTCGACGGCTACGCAGCCAAGCACGTCTTCGAGTTCGACAAGACCCACCTTGACCGAGCTACCCACGTTCTACTCGTCCTACCGGCGGGTAAAAGTGGCCACATGGAGGTCATGTATGCCGAGTATGGCACCCGTGCGAAGACCGCGATCCTACTCGACCCCGATGATGTCCGCTGGGATGTCATGTATCAGTTCATCCCAACGATCCTCACGCAGGACGAAGAAATCACGAAGTGGATTGTGAATGACAACTGAGGCACTTAAATACGATGGCGAAAAACCCCGTATGGACCTTCTCCCGACCGCTCCACTCGTTGGCGTCGCCGAAATTCTCACGTTTGGAGCGAATAAGTACGCGGCTCACAACTGGCGGGCAGGCTTCGATTACAGCCGCCTTATCGGGGCCGCTTATCGGCACATATCGGCGTTCAATGACGGCGAGGACCTCGACCCAGAAAGTCAGAAATCACATATTGATCATGCAATATGTACTTTGATGTTTCTGTCGGAGCAGCTCAAGAAGGGCACTGGCAACGACGACCGCTATAAGCGCGGTGAATGAGCTCCTAACTATTGCGCTGACCGGGTTCGTCTCGGTCTTCGCCCTCGGCTTCCAGAGCCGCAACGTAAACCATCTTAACTACAGCTGGGCCTTCGGCACGTCGATCTTCGTCGGCTTCTCCCAAGCCCTCCTGTGGAAACACATCATCGACACAGCGACAGTAGCGGCGGCAGGCGTATACGCTGTCTCCGGCGGCTTTGCTATCGTGTCGAGCATGTACATTCACGAACGATTTATTAATAAAGGAAAGCACACGAGTGGAGGAAAATCCAACGACGATTATCGACAACGAAACCCTGTGGGTGGAGAAGTCAACGAGCTTGATGCACACCGTTAAGTTCCCCGGGGACGGCCACGCAATGGCCCGCGCCCTTAGCCCCGCCCTCTACCACCTGATCCGTCGCATTCCTTTCGAGGCATTCGAGGATCGGTTCGAGGAGTACACGGGCAACTACCAAGAAGTCCGCGACATCATGAACGGGGAGAACAACATTGTCACTATCGAAAACCACTAAGATCGCGCTTGTCATGCAAAGCATGATGGGCAATGTCGAGGAGGACGTGCTGATGCAAGCCATCGCATGGATCATCAACGGCGTAGACGAGGAACGCATCGACTGGAATGGCCTGATGCAAGAAATCACGAATGGAGAAACTGATGAACAGCTATGACCCCAAGATCGAAATCCGCTTTAATCTCGTCCAGCAGTTGCTGGCAATCCGTGGCGCTGCTGCGGGAGACATCACATCTATCATCCGCGACGTAGAAACTCTGACGGACTTCATCGTTGACGATTACGAAGACGACGACGAATTCCAGCTTAGCCTTTTGAGCTAATGCCCACCCTGCTATCTGACCATGATCTTGACGGCCTTAAATCGATGATTGACTGGGTCAAAGAAGGCCGCCCCCTTCGATTAATCAAGACAGAGGGCGCGGAGATAGAGGAGTACAACGGCTTCTTTATCCGAAAGTGGGAAAAAGACGGTTTGCCTGTTTACGACACGGCTTACGAATAATAAAAAAACCCCCTCTAGCGTAATGCCGGAGGGGGTTTTCTTGTATCTTTAACCGAGGTACTGGGCTTGTCGCCCCTTGGTCAGCTTCTGTTTGATCTTGGTAAGACACTCAGCCCGAGTGACCTTCCTGTCCTTGTTGATGTCCAAGCCCGCGTTCTGTCGGAAAGTGGTGGGCGACTTGCCCGCATCCCACAGCACGTAGCTATCCGGCTGCCCCACGCCCTTTGGCCAGAGGATTGCCATGTAGATGTCCCCGAGGTTGTTGAGCCTCCCTGCGAACGGACGAAAGTACTTGTAGACATAGTTAAGCTGATCCTCAGCAGTCATGCGGGCTAGCTTAGCTGTGGAAGTCCCCAAGCCGACCGCAGTAGAGGGCATGAACTGAATGAGTCCTGTAGCTCCGCTGCCAGCCGCGTTCTTGATGGACGGGGAGAAGGTTTCGCCACTCTCCCAAGCCATGCAAGCCATGAGGTCGTCCGGATCAAGTTGAAGGGTGTCTGCAATCCACCATACCCTTTCTCTAAACAAAGGAGAGACCTTTGCCCCCCAAGCTATCGCTCGCCGCCCAGCTGTCTCGCTGGTGGTATTATCACGCTCCTCTTGCGGCTGCTGGCCTTGGCGGTCTTCTTGGCGCTGGAGCAGTTGTATTGCTTGTTCTAGCAATCGGATGACTTGAGCGTTTACTCCCATGGCGCCTTCTCCGGAAGAGTGATACCGAGTATCTTCTTCTTTTTCTTTGGCGCTGGAAGCGCTATTGGTTCGTTGGGAGCACTGGGAACATCGGTGTAGTCGTTAGTCGACACACCCTTGATCTTCTCCAGCGTCCGCATCCCGCCAATGCCAAGCATACCCGTCATGGTCAGGATCAACAGCTCGGTGTCGAACTGCATGTCCCAGCCCCAGATACGGTCGATCAGCGGGAACAGGATGACCTGTGCGCCGAGGCCAATGGCACAGACCCAGCCTACGGCGGGACGCCAACCGGCCACGAAGATGGAGCCACTAGCGGCCTCGACCTTGTTAATCTCTGCTTGAGCAATCATCTGTTCGTGGTAGCGCTGTTCAGCGGCATCCCCGATACGGGCTAGCTCAAGATTGATTTCGTTACGTTTATCCTTGTCGACGATCACTTCGGAGAAGAGGTCGCCAACCGCATCAATGATGTCACCGACGAAAGGAACACCCATGTTAAATACCCTTCTTGCAAAGGCTGGTTTCGGAAAGCGGGATGCTCCGTGCGGGCCAGCGCATAGTTACGAGCCCTGTGACCTTGCCCTTAGCGTCGAATACTGCTCCACCCGACATCCCCGGAATGACCTCACCTGTGAACATCTGGTAGGGATCGTTCGCTATTTTGAAAGCGGAAGCCCGGAGTGGCTGGTACATAAGGACAGGCCAAGCGTGGCCGTAGCCTACTGCGAGATACTCGACGTTAGCATCAAAGCCACCGCAAGAATACTTAGCGACGCTAGTACCTGCTGGGCCCCGGAAGATCGCAAAATCATGCTGCCCCGCTTGAAGGACTTCAACGGGCGTCCCGGCTACCTTGCAGCCCTTTCCATGCAGTACGTGGACCGCCGTTATATAAACATCGCTGTCGATCCGTACGGCGCTGCCAGCGCTTGCGTCACAGACAACTTGGACGACGGGGGATGCGTCTATAGCTTCACTCGCCTGTGTGGGGCTCGCAAGGATGAACCCGGCGCCGAGTGCCGCGAATATTTTATTTAACTTGTTCATCCTTTTAACCATCCTGTGACTGCGGTGATTGCACCGATAAGGGAGCTTCCCAAGAGGAAGGAGATAGTGGCGAGTACCCCCTTCCCCTTGTTCAGCGCAGACGTGAGCTCCATGATTGTCTCCGTCTGTTTCTGTACGACTTCGACGAGGGACTCGACGGTCGTTTCTAGAACGGCAATGCGTTCGTTCTCTGTCTTAGTTGCCACCTGCGTAAGCCTCCCATTCGTCGGCTGTAGCCGCTGAGGGGTCATAGACCGGCGCATTTGAGCTTTCTTCGAGGGCATCGGCGATCCTGTCATCGACCACTTCTTCTTCTTCATCGGCGATAAACAGGTAGTCGCGAGCGGCCCTACGAGCCTCGGTAGCAATCTCCTTGATCAGGGCCCGCCGCTCCTCGTCGGACATGGCCTTGTATTCGGGTGTATTCATTTCATTGGTCAATCCATTTTTGAACCAGTGGCCTGAGAGCTGCACGTACTGCTGGAAGTCTTTCTCCTCCAGCTTCACGGAAGGCTCCCCCGCCCATTCAGGCTTACGCCAAGTGGTGTTCTTACGCAGTTCAATCGAGCGCATCGGCAGACCCACGACGGGCTTGCCCTCAAGGTCCTTACCCAGTCGGACGACCTCCTTCACTGTCGGGTCAGGGTTGACCGTAGCGAAGCGATCCCCGAACAGGAACCCCAGCCAGCCGCCCTTACGTTCACGCATGGTGCCCAACGGACCCGCGCGCTGCGGAAGGTCTGCAGAACCAGCATCACCCATCGGGCCGACGCCGCCAAACTGGTTGGCCATGCTCGACGGATAAGCCGAAGAAACACGGTTCTCGAAGCGGTCCCCAAGGCTGCCGTCACCCCGCGTGGAGCGGACTGCGGTATCCTCGAAGTTCTGGTTGTACGACTGAATGATGCCGGGAACGACGAACGAAGTCCCGATACCTGCGATAGCGTTCTTACCCGCACCCTCACCAGCAGCACCGCCCTCAACGCCCGACACAAGCCGGAAGATGTTTTCGATGCCAGCTGCAGTACCCGCCCAGCGAACGAAGGCTGCGCCAGCGTTGTACATCTGGTCCGAAGTGCTCTCCTCGTTGAGAAGGCCTTCGTCGTACAGTTCAGCAGCAGTCACCAAAGCGTTCATATACGCGTTGAGAGGATCGAGGTTGTTGGTCGAGAACCACGTACCATCGTCGAGCTTAACCGAGAAGGGCTTCCACCCGCTCTCTTCAAGCTCCATGCGACGTTCGTAATCCTCGGGACCTGCGCCCGTGCGTTCACCTCTTTCGTACTGGTCCAATGCCAGCATCCCGAGACCTAGGCCGAACAGCTGACGACCTAGAGCGATGTCACGATCAGCACCACCGGCCTTGAGGTCGGCAACGTTGGTGCGGCTAGCGAGGCCTGTGCCCGGAGTGAACCGATTGACCGAAGCCAGCATACGCTCGCCCATCCGGTAGAACGGAACCAGAGTACGGCCAGCAAACTTAGCAACCCGCATCACCGGACCCGCATCCTCGCGAGTACGCAGAGCATTCTCCACGCCCTTGCCGAACCCAGTCAGCTCGTCACGGAACGTAACCCGGCGGGCCAGTTCGTGCGCCTGCTGCATGTTGATGTTGCGGCGGGCATTCTTCGGGTCCGAGTACATTTCTGCACTCTTCTGCATTTCCTCCGAGGGCACACGAGTCAGGCTGTAGAAGCGTTCGCCGAAGCTGCCGCTGTCCATGCCATCGTTCTTGCCAATGACATCCCGAGCAGCCCGACCGTAGTAGTCGCTCATAGAAGCAACCGAACGGAAGAACTCATCGGTGACTGCCATCATACGGCCCGGAAGCTCTGCAATGACTGCCGCTTCGTTGACCGTGTTCTGGAGCATCCGAGGGAGGTTCGCGCCCTTGCCCTCGGTGTTGAATGCCTGAGCGGCTTCCCACATCGGCAGCGGACGGTAGGCTTCCTTCGACGGACCCGACACAGGCATCCCGAGCCGGAAGGCCCGAGGCGCGTTGCGGATACCCTGCAGCACCCCTACACCCATCCCGGCGTACCGAGCAATTAGCTCAGTCGTCGTGACACGGTTGGTGTTGCCCGTCAGCAGCTTAGGCAGGCCCAGAACCCACGCGATGTGCTGAGAGCTGAGTTCACCAAGGAGGTGGCCCCCGGTGCCGAGGATGTTGTTCATCTGGGTCGACAGACGGCTCAGCAGGTTCATGTTGTACCAAGCCGAGAAGAGATAGTCCTCTGCCTTGGGCTTGAACGAGTCCGTAGCCAGCTTAGCGACATCAGCCGGATCGTTGAGTTCGTTCACCCTAGCCATGAGCTTGAGGATTTCGTCTCGGTCCAGCGTAACGTTGCTGTAGTTCTGGAGAGCGTCGAGGATTTCCTGCGGCCCACGACCAGCGCGCTTGAGCATACCCACAGCGTTGAGTGCACGGCCAGCTGCCGAGCCCACGCGAAGGGACTGGGGGAGAATCGCCCCCAGCTTTGCCAGTTCTTCCGCAGCCTGCTGC